GTGTAGTAGACACTGGTGTAAATCTTGGCACAGCAACAGCAGCAGATTTAGCATTGGCTGTGGACCCAGGCCTGTTTGCCGAAGGGTCGTCAGCAAGAAACCTAGTGGCCGAAGCCAGGGCACAACAATCAGCCAGAGAAGTCAGAAACAACAAGGCCGAAAGCAGCGATTGGCGTGTGCGATTACGTCTAGCGCCCAACAGCACATATCTATACAATGCACCCGGTAACCCAGGAGATCCTGCCAGCGGCCCTGGAATAATGGCACCACTAAGAGACACTGACGGGGTAATTTTTCCATATACCCCGGCTATTGACACTGCTTACAAAGCCAACTACGAAGCCTATGACCTAACTCACTCAAATTACCGAGGATATTTTTACAAGGGAAGTTATGTTGATGCGGTGAACATCAGAGCACAGTTCACAGCACAAGATACCAACGAAGCCAACTATTTGTTGGCAGTGATTCATTTCTTCCGCAGTGCTACAAAAATGTTCTACGGCAACGATCAGCAGCTAGGTTCCCCACCACCTTTGGTATACCTCAGCGGCTATGGCGATTATCAATTCAACGAACACCCTAGTGTAATAAGTCAATTCAATTACACTTTACCACCAGATGTTGATTACATTCGTGCTCAAAGCGCTCTGGACGTCAACACAAATTTATTAGGCAACAGAATTAGAAATCCCATTGCCAACAATCCTTTGTCATACACAGTAAATCGATTGCTCAACAGCGGACTGTTGCCCGGAGCATTGGATTTTAGACCCAACATTGCAAACAATTTACCAATGGGCAGTCCAACCTATGTCCCTACAAAAATGGAAATATCTATTACATTACTGCCAATACAAAGCAGACAGCAAGTGAGCAAGAATTTCAGTGTCAAGAGTTTTGCTGCTGGTAACTTATTGAAAGGCGGATTCTGGTAATGGCCAATTACGATTCAACCAGTGCATATTTTAATACATCATACAACCAGTTTTATCTGGATGTCATGGTCGATAGACCTATACCTAAATTAACTGATGACCTCCCTTGGGTTATCACAGAGACATATCAATACAGACCTGATTTGTTGGCATTTGATCTTTATGAAACATCTACTTTATGGTGGGTATTCTATCAACGAAATCCCAACACACTACAAGCGCCCCCATTGGATTTCACTGTGGGCACAACAATCTATTTGCCAAAGATCAGCACTCTCAAAGAAACACTAGGATTCTAAATGTCTAGTTTAGCCCAACTCAATGTTGAAATTCAGCGATTGACTGCTGAAAGAAATGCTTTAGAAGCAAGATACATTGCCGGTGACCAGGCACTAAAACCTGAGATAGATTCACTGAGTCAACAAATTCAAAATTTGTATTCTCAGATCAATGTATTGCGTGGCTCCGACAGCGCAGGTGAAGTAATATCACAGGCACAACAGGCCAAAGATTCAGGTTCCACTGTGACTGCTCCTGCTGCTGCCAATGGTAGAATCATATCGCCAGGAAATCCTGCCAATCCTGGGTCAATAGAAAGTCTACCTTATTACATAAATGACCAAGGCCAAAAAGTTCGTGTTCTTGATATTTCAAGAAACACCGATGATGCTGGCACAGCCGAAACAACTCGGCCACTGACAGAAACACAAGGCACTGCACCTGGTAGCAATCAGACTAGTTCTGGACCTACACCTATTAATGCTGCCCCTCAACCGGGTGGACAGCCGGGCGTTGGTGCCCCCAGTGATGATCAAGGCACTGTCACTGATGTCGGTGAGATTGTTATAACAGATGAACGCCCTCGAGGCAATACCAACGCTACAGTCAGCGAACTTAATTCTGTTAACTTTACAAAACAATTGATTCCAAAACCAAACATACTGGACAAGTATGCCAGCTATACCTATCAGGCTTCACTGTATTTGATGACTAAGGAAAGTTATCAAAATATGGTCAGCACTGGCAACAAAAATCTATCCAATGCAAAATTATTAGTGCAGTCAGGCGGCGCTACACCAGGAACACGCAACGATTATTTTAATCTTGACTATTATATTGATTCTCTTGAACTAAAAAGTTTTATTGCAGGCAAGTCTGTAAAGCTAGCACACAATGTGTCAGAAGTAAAAATGACCATAGTAGAACCCAATGGCATTTCTTTTATTCGCAATCTTGACGCTGCGGTGCAACAGTTCCTGGGAGGCCGACAAAATGCCAAACGAAATTTTACTAGCCAAATATATTTGCTGGTCATACGATTCTACGGGTATGATGATCAGGGCAACTTAGTGCGCGGCGGAGTGGCCTCGCCTGACCAAACCAGTGATCCCAATTCTTTTGTTGAAAAATGGTATCCGTTGATTATATCCAAAGTTAATTTTAGAGTTGCTAGCAAAGCAGTGGAATATGAAATAGAAGCCAAGGCACCTCCCTACGCTATTGCTGCCAGCCAGGGACGAGGAACAATACCATTCAACATTGAACTCAGTGGTCAAACACTCAAAGAACTCTTAGCAGGTCCTGCCACATATACCACCGGCTTATCGGCCGCTGCCGCTGCTGATGCTCGAGCTGCTGCCGCTGCTACAGACTCACGAAGACTAGATCTCACAGCACCTGCTAAAGCTAACGCTGCACAGTCAAACAAACAAACAGTTAGATCTGGACTAATGTCTGCGTTAAACGAATATCAACAAAAACTTGTAAAAGAAGGCAAAGTGCAGGTGCCCGACGAATACGAAATAGAATTTGCATTGGACTCCTTGGCTAGTGCCACAGTGCTTAACACTGGGTTGAATATCGGGGCAACTTCAATGGCCAAACCGGGCACAGCCGGCGATCAAAAGTTGCCCTCTAAGCAAAGCATGGATCCAAAAAGCAGAGTCGAAAGTGCCACAGCTGGCATGCAAATAGCGCATTTTATTGATATGCTGGTTAGAAACAGCAGTTATATCAAAGAACAACAGACTGTGGTAATCAACGAAAAAAACAACGAAGCAAAGCCCACTGGTATCAATATAAACAACACAGCTTGGTATAAAATCAGTTTTCAAGCACAGGCTAAATTAGATCAATATGATGAAAAACGCAATGGATACGCCTACAAAATAAAATACATCGTTTCGCCTTACAAAATTTCACAACTCAACAGTCCTTATTTCAAAGCGCCTACATTTAACGGTGTTCACAAACAGTATAGGTATTGGTTCACAGGAGAAAACACTCAGGTCATAAGCTACGAAGAGTCACTTAATGCACTGTATTACATTGTGTTAACAGGTGGCAATCTTGGTAATGCTACTAGCAGTGTCAACAGTTTTACCAACAATGTCAGTGAACTGTTGCAATATCAGCCACAGACGGCCAGCGGACAAAGCACACAAGGCGCCGACGGGCGCACCCTGGAACCTGCAGCCAATGCAGCAGATCAATTGTATAGTCCCAGTGATCTCAAAGAAGCCAATGTGACCATTGTGGGAGATCCTGCTTGGCTACAACAAGGTGAAGCATTTAACGGCATACCTAAAGGCGCACCTTATGCATTCGAAGCATTTTTACCTGACGGCACTATCAACTTTGATAGCCAACAAGTGTTGTTTGAGGTTGGATATAACGCACCAGCTGACTATAGCTTAGGAACTGGACTAATTGAATCTGCTCGAGGAGTAACCAATTCTTTGCTGTCACAAGAAGCACAGACAACTCGTCCCACTTATGGTGGAACACAGGAAAGCAGAATATACATTGCCAAAGAAGTTAGAAGTCATTTTGCCAAGGGCAAATTTACACAAGACCTAAAAGGGTCATTGATGATTTACTATCCAAACAAAACGGATCAAGGTCGTCCCCCACCACAAAACATTCCCACTGCCAGCCAACAAGCCGCTACCACAGTTCTTGGACCACCGGCGTGGAATCCAAAGTTGGAACGATCATCGGTGACTAACCCAACCCCTTCGTCGGCATTAGCAAAAGGTGTCCAACAGATACTAACACCTGCAACTCAATTAGATAATCCAACTTTATCTCAGCTCCAGGCAAGCCCAGTGTATATACAAGCTAGACGTGGCGGCGCAACACCAGCCGCTGCGTTGGATGCAGCTCGCGCTTCGTTTGCAGCCGGAACTAACAATGCTGCTAATTTTGCAGCGCCGGGTATTAGAACAGGCCCTCAATTAATAGTCAAAGATCAATAATAGGTAGAAGACAATGGCAGAGAATTTACAAAGAAGCACAGGCCGCCCACAGGAATATCGATTTGATCGAGGCGGCATTCCTGCGGAAATGGGCCCTTACATTGGTATAGTGGTCAACAACGTAGACAACACTCGCCAGGGTAGATTGCAAGTATGGATTGAACAGTTTGGTGCGACTAATACAGATGGAACTCCAAATTTAACTGATCCTACAGTATGGCGCACAGTGAGATATTGTCCTCCGTTCTATGGGGCCACTTCGCAGTCAGGTAACGCCGGTGCAGGAACATACCCTGGCAACAGAAATAGTTACGGAATGTGGTTTACACCCCCGGATCTTGGCACTAGAGTTCTGTGCTTCTTTGTTGCAGGCGATCCCAGCGTAGGCGGATATTATATAGGTTGTATTCCTGAAGATGGCATGAATCATATGATCCCTGCCATTGGCGCTAGTTCAAATTATCAAACAAACAACTCTGCACAACAGCAATTGCTCAATGGAGTTGTGCAGGCCCCGGTGACCGAAGTCAATGACATAGATCCAAAATTCATTGATAATCCAAGATTTTTTGATCAGAAGAAACCTGTGCAAAGCGTAGTAGAAGGTATTTTATTACAGCAAGGACTCAACAAAGATCCCATACGTGGCCCTATACGCAGCAGCAGTCAGCGAGAAAGTCCCAGCAATTGTTATGGAATTTCCACACCGGGCAAACCGATCTATCAAGGCGGATTAAATGAAAGAACTATCAAATCTCAACTTGAAAAAGGTCAGGTAAAACTGCAAGATATTGCAGTGATAGGACGTCAAGGTGGTCATACATTTGTCATGGACGATGGCGACCTTGAAGGCAAAGATACTTTGATACGTATAAGAACAGCCAAAGGGCATCAAATTACCATGAGTGATGATGGTGATGCTTTTTACATCACACATGCCAATGGGCAAACTTGGATCGAACTAGGTAAACAAGGCACCGTTGATGTTTACTCGTCCAACAGTATAAATCTTAGAACTCAAGGTGTTTTGAATTTTCATGCCGACAAAGGAATCAACATGTATTCCGGCGGTGGAATCAAAATTAAAAGCAAAACAAACGCCATTATTGAAAGCTCGGAAAATTTAATTCTCAACGGCGAAAAACAAGCATTGGTGTTTAGTAAAACACAAGTGGGCATTCGCAGTGACGGAAATTTAGCCTTACAAGGCAAAGTAGGGTCATGGAGAGCAGATACAACACTGAATTTCAGAGGATCTACGATTAACCTCAACGGTGCAGCAACAATACCTGTGGCATCGGTGGCATCTATGCCTGGTTTTAAATTAGCAGACACAGAATTTGTTCAAGGGCAAGGTTGGACAGTCAAAGCCGATGCATTGTCTACTATTGTTACAAGAGCACCGACACATGAACCGTATCCTTATCATGCCCAGGGTGCAGATGTCAAGACAGATTTGAATCCTTTGCAAACCACTACTCCCGATCCTGACAGTTCTGCAGCAACTACCTATGACAGAGTCAACGATCTTCCTGTGCAAAATGGAGTAACAGCCCCAGATGTTGCAAAAGAACCATTGGCAGCAACAAGTGTCGGACAGTTGAGTCAACAGCAAGTCACAGTTTTAACGGCTCAAACAGCCGCTGATCATGCAGCAAAATATCCCGCTTACGATGACGACGGCAACTTGATGCCAGGCTTTGAGCTAAACGAAGACAATGATCCTGTGTATACCGGCCCCGATCTAGGAGTGCGAGGAGTTGGAGTATATGGTCAAAGTCCAGAGGCCTTGGTATCTACTGGTTTCCTAAAATCCACTGCGCTGGATTTAATTAACAATGGGATATCTGTTGAATCTGTTTTAAAATCTGCTGCGTCTTGGACCAATCAATTGGGCATAGGTGATTTGTCTAGTTATTTGAACTCTAAAACAATTCAAAACATTGCTCAAGTGGGCCTTGCAATTGCATCTTATGTGGGATTGCAGGAATCGGGAGTGTTCACAGGCGACGAAGACCCGAGATACATTGCAACATTTTTACAGCCGGCAACACAATATGGTGTTGATGATGTAGTGCAGTGGGTTGATGGGTTTGCTACCCCAACGGTTGCAAGCAATTTGCAAATTGCAGCACGTCAAGGGCAATATGCTATAGATTTTTCAAATGAATACACAGCTGAAATATTCCCGGGTGTTGAACCAGTGTCAATTGCGGACACAACTCAACGAAATGTAGTTGACCAGACTATGGCAGAAGTCATTGGAGATCCAAAAGTTCCTGTGCCACAATACACAGATACAGAAATTACTGTGACAGACCAGGCAGTGACACAAGCAAATCAACAACAGATTGCACAAGGACTTGCACCAGATGTTGTAGTATACGAAGATGTATTGCAACCAAACGGAACAATAATTCGCGTTCCTGTCCTACTGCCAGCAGGCACCAAGGATGATGGGACATTCCGATTTGCACCAGGCAACAATCAAGGGTAAATACATCATGGCTACGTTTATTGGGTTTAACACACAGAATCAATATAAAAAATTTACGCTAACAGATTCAGCGTTGATCAAACGTGATTTGTTAAATGCTTTGAACATACGCCAAGGGCAACTGCCTGGTCGCCCTCAAGTTGGAACAATTCTTTGGGATAATTTGTTTGACAGCCAAACAAACGAAACCAACACTGCCATTGTTAACGAAATACAAAGAGTAGCAGGCGGCGACCCTCGTTTGCAGATTGTCAATGTTGAAATTTTCCCCCAGCAGAACGGAGTGTTGCTGCAAGTTGAACTAAAACTTACTCCAAGCACTGACGCAGAACGCCTTAGCATTTTCTTTGATCAAAACACAAGAACAGCCAGCTACGTTTAACTACGCCGTTTTTATCGTCCATAAATAAACAAATAATGGACTATTATGGCTAAGACTACTAGACAAACAGCAATATTTGGGGTAGAGGACTGGAAAAGAATCTACCAAACTTACCGAGAAGCAGACTTTCAGAGCTACGACTTTGAAACGCTGCGCAAAAGTTTTGTAGATTATCTACGCTTGTATTACCCTGAAACTTTCAATGACTATATCGAAAGTTCAGAATTTATTGCATTGCTTGACCTTATGGCATTTATGGGTCAAAGTATGGCATTCCGCAATGACTTGAATGCCCGAGAAAACTATATCGATACTGCTGAACGCAGAGACTCAGTAGTTCGTCTTGCCAATCTAGTTAGCTATACTCCAAAAAGAAACACTGCTGCTTCGGGATACCTCAAAGTATTTTCTGTCACAACAACAGAAAACGTCACTGATGTCAATGGAATCAATCTAGCCAATATTACAATAAATTGGGCCGATCCTACAAACTTTAATTGGCAAGAACAATTTTCAGCTATTATTAATGCAAGTCTCACAGACAGCCAACGCATTGGCCGCCCTGCCAACAGAACCACAATCTTAGGCGTAGATACTTCAGAGTATACTATTAATTTGGTTCCAGGATACCTTCCTGTGATTCCGTATACAGCCACAGTGGATGGAGTAAACATGCCCTTTGAGGCTGTAAACTCAACCGCAGTTAACAAAGAATATGTATATGAACCAAGTCCAGTGCCTAATGGAAAATTTAACATACTGTTTCGCAATGATTCTTTGGGCTTTAACTCAGCCAACACTGGTTACTTCTTCTTATTCAAGCAAGGCATATTGCAGAATCAAGACTTCAATCTTGCTGACCGAGTAAGCAATCGAGCTGTGCCAATCAACATCGAAGGGTGTAACAACGACGATCATTGGCTTTATCAACTTGATGATGTTGGCAATATTGCCAGCGAGTGGCAGTGGGTAGAAAGTGTATATGCTGCTGCTGCGGAACAAACACAACCGGGCGTTAGAAAATTATTCTCAATCACCAGTAGAACCAACGATCAGATTACATTGAATTTTGGCGATGGTGTGTTCTCTGCTATTCCAGTTGGCATATTCCGTGCCTATGTCCGTGCTTCGAACGGATTGAGTTATATTATTAACCCTGAGGAAATGCAAAGTGTTGTAATTCCTATTAGTTATATCAGTCGCACTGGTCAACTTGAAACCATTACTTTTACATGTGGAATTACCACACCAGTCTCAAACGCTCAACCACGTGAAACCATTGACGAAATCAAGCAACGTGCTCCTGCTCGTTACTACACACAAAACCGCATGGTCAATGGAGAAGATTACAACAACTTTCCCTATACCGCATATAATTCCATCTTAAAGAGCAAAGCATTAAATCGTGCCAGTATTGGAACTAGTCGATACCTTGAATTAGTCGACGGTACAGGAAAATATGCTTCTACTAATACGTTTGGTAGCGATGGCGCTTTGTATGAAAATTATGCATTGCCAAGTTTTCAATTTACCTACACTACAAATAACGAAGTTTCCAATGTTATCACAAATAATGTTCAACCATTATTAAGAGATAGTTTGATGCAGCAGTTTTACTATGCTGAATACCCAAGACCTGAACTAACAACTCTTGGTGTAAGTTGGAATTTAAGCACTACATTGTCTAACACTACAACTGGATATTTTAAAAACAGCATTGGAAATCCAGTTCCAGTCGGCCCTTACACCAGCGACAACAAGAAATATATCTTGGTCAGCAGCTTGGTTAAATTTGAACCACCGGCGGGATATTATTTTGACGCTAACAATAGACTCAAGGTTGGAGTTCCAACTAAACCGGATGAAAAATTAGTCATTTGGGCTAGCCCAACTGCAATTTATCTTGACGGCACTAACGACGGCCTAGGTAATTTGTCCAATGGAACTGGTCCTGTGGTGCTGAATAACTACGTACCCACAGATGCAGTTGCCACTCAAGTTATTCCTGTGTTTGTTACAGACTTGCCAGTGTCTTTTGAATCTTCGATGGCTGACCAGATTTTGCTGAACAGAAATTTTGGAATAGGTTACGACAGTCTTGGTGATATCACTGGTTCTGCAGGAAATTGGTATTTGATTACGTCTACAAATCTTGCACAGGATGCAGATTTTAGTTTAGCTAATGCTGGCAGCACAGCAGGAACTAATTTAGATGCAAGCTGGTTGGTGCAGTTTATAACCAATGGCAGCACATACACTATTAGTTCACGTGCATTGGAATACATTTTTGGGTCAGTGTTACAAACTAGATTTTTCTTCTATGGAGATCAGCAAGTTTACGATAGCAGAACTGGCACAGTGATCAAAGACTTCATTAATGTGTTAAAAACAAATAGTCGCCCTGATAGTTCTTTGCCTTTGGCAGAAGACACATTTTTAACCATAGTGGATCAACCTGTATTAAGTGATGGATATGTTGACGACTTCCAGGTATTAGTGAGCTTTAGAGACTCTGACGCTGATGGAGTGCCTGACAATCCAGATTTTTTCAATGAGATTGTAGCTCCTTCTGTGGATCCAACTACTAAGTTTGTATTCTTAGAGAAAACTGTAGACTTTGATAATTTAGAGAGATACCTATTGGTTGAAAAAGGCCGTGTTAATTCTGAATACCCTGACCTTGACGCCATTGAACTAGTTAAAGAACAATACATAGACGGTCAAATATTCTATGCTTATGATACTGGTATTTTTTATCAACTATCAATAAATGCGGCTAATGGTGTTAGAACAGTCAGTGTTAACAGCAGTTTTATAGCCAGAGTCGGCAGACAGGATCTATATTTTCAATACAGACACAACAGTCCATTGACTAGTAGAATAGACCCAGGAACTACAAATATTATCGACCTCTATGTCGTCACTTCCCAATATTACACAGCATATCAAAACTATGTTCGAGATATAACCGGAACTGTTACTGAACCTGCAGTGCCTACCCTCAACGAATTGACAACAGCGTATCAGGGATTGCAAGATTTTAAAATGATTTCAGACACAATGATTCTCAACAGTGTTGAATTCAAACCATTGTTTGGCGAAAAGGCCGACGAAAGCCTGCGAGCTACAATTAAAGTAATCAAGGCGTTTAATAGCACTGCTACAGTAAGCGAAATTAAAAACCTTGTTATTTCAAACATGAACAACTATTTCAGTATTGATAAATGGGACTTTGGTGATACTTTTTACTTCTCTGAATTGTCTGCATATCTGCATGCTGAAATGGGAGGAATTATTAGTTCAGTAGTCCTTGTTCCGCTGAACCCAGAAAAAAGTTTTGGCGATTTATATGAAATTAGATCAACCCCAAGTCAAATTTTTGTAAATGCAGCGACAGTAAATAATGTAGAAGTAATTGAAGCCCTGACCAGCACAAACTTACGTACTGCGCCAGGAAGTGGAGTAATTTAATATGGCAAGAGTTAGAACTGTAGATTTTTTACCTGAAATTTTTCAAACCACCACCAACCAGCAATTTTTAGCAGCAACGTTGGATCAGCTAGTTCAGGAACCTGCCTTTACTAAAATTCAAGGATTTGTTGGCCGACAAGTCGGTCCAGGCGTTAACCCCAACGACGAATACATCAAAGAAACCACAGCAGTTAGAACCAATTATCAACTTGAGCCAGGTGTAGTTATAAAAAAATACAATACTAACCAAGTCGATGATGCTATCACTTATCCAGGAATCACTGATGCTATCGGAATGGCAGGTGGATTTACTAACAACGCCAGTAGATTGTATACCAGTGATTATTATACATGGGACCCGTTTGTTGATTTTGATAAGTTTGTAAACTTCAGTCAATATTATTGGTTACCAGCCGGCCCTGACGCAGTAGATGTTTTTGCTGATCAACTGCCTACTTCTGACACCTTTGATGTGACTAGAGAAAACGGTGTATACACTTTCAGTGGCATCAATGGAAATAACCCAACTTTGAGATTGGTTAGAGGCGGGACATATCAATTCAATGTTGCACAAAACGATAAAGAAACAATTAATTTTCGTGTATCAAACTCTGGGACTAGTTCTTATGTAATTGATTATCAAAACAATCCAACATTGACTTTGGTACGTGGCAATACCTATGTGTTCACTTTGGTTCTTAAAGATTCTTACCCCTTCTATATTAAAACTGAGCCATCGCTGGGAACAACAAACCAGTATACGTCGGGAGTGACTAACAACGGGGCAGTCACTGGCACTATTACTTTTACTGTGCCGCAAGATGCACCGGATACACTGTATTATATCAATGATTTAAATTACAACATGAAGGGCACATTAAACATTGTTGATGCAGTGCCCGGAACTGGCCCAGGATTCTGGCTCCAAGTTGACCCAGGCGTAGACGGAAAATTAATTGCTGCACCGAATATCAGCGGTCGAGATGTTTTAGGCGTAGTAAACAACGGCGAGGATCTAGGCACAGTTACGTTTAATGTTCCATTGGCAACAGATCAAAATTTTTATTATACCCTAAATGATATAAACGCTTCATTGCCTACTAATGGGGTAGATTTAATAACCAATTTAAAATTTGATCAAATTAACAATATTTTTGTGGACCAATGGCTGGCACAAAACCCAACCGGTATTGATGGGATCACTAATATCAACGGAAAAACGTTGGTGTTCCAGGAACAACAAAGTGATGCCGAGGCTGGCGGCTGGCTAATAAACACTCAATTTGATCCATTGGCAGAAACATCCAGTAACAATGGACGTATCGGGTCTTACGACACGATATTGTTTGATCAGACCACAGACGTCCCGACTACACAGAGATACAGTGTATGGCAAGCCAATTATGTAACTGCCGAAGGCGGAGCACAGTATATTCAGTTATCCCCTATATTAACAGTTAACAATTATGACAAATTTAATATTTTGTCCGGGACAACCTATTCAAGCACTCAATGGTTTAAAAATTCAATGGGGGTGTTTGAGCAGATCCCACTGTTGACTGCGGTAAAAGACATATTGTATTATCAGGACGGAACCGATCCTGAGATCTTTGGAAGAATTAAATTAGTAGATCAAAATAACTCAGATCAACTTGATATTGATGATATCATTGGACAAAAAAATTATACCAGTCCCAACGGAGTAGTATTCACTAACGGGCTAAAAGTTGTGTTCAACGGCACTGTGACTCCAGCATCATACAGCAATAATAGTTACTATGTAGAAGGTGTCGGAACTGCAATTAAATTATTACCTGTGTCAGATTTTGTCACTCCGGAGACATATACAGAAAGTGCAACTGTGCCGTATGATAGTGTGGGCTACGACATTGGAAATTTTGACGCCAGTTTAAATCAGCCGCTGATCCCTGATTATCTTACAATCAACAGAGCAAGTTTAGATCTGAACCCTTGGACTAGATCTAATCGTTGGTTTCATATTGATGTAATCAATGCATCAGCTCAGTATAACAATACCGTTGCTGTGTTAGACAATAATTTTAGAGCCAAACGACCTATCCTTGAATACAGAGCAGGGACCAAGTTATTTGACTTTGGAACCGAAGGAAAAAC